GCACGGATAGCTGACAAGCGTATCGCTCGCAAGCCACCTAGCCCTGCAACTATGGCTCAGAAGCCTTGGGAGCAGTGGTTCCGTGTCTACCAGGACCCGAGGAATCCTGACTACGTTATCGCCGGTATGCCTGGTGACAACCACATAGATGTCGTAGGGGACATGGGCCTCGACGACGTGGAAGTGAGTAAGTGGCATCAGGGTACTGGCGTGTTCGACCCCGAGACGGGTAAGATAGCCAACGTCAACATTGTCCGCACGGGTAACGACTACGGCTATGCAGGCAAGGATGCTGTCGTGGTCCCCGAGGATGCCACTGAACTCAGCGAGCGCGCACTGCAGGCAGCACGTGAGATCTATGGTGAGACGGGGGCCAAGACCGTGTCACAGGTGGTACCCGAGATGCTGGTCGTCACCAAGAAGGGGGCCCTCCGTAAGAAGGCTATCGCTAGGCAGTATGGTGTCACGCTCCCGCGTAAGGTTGTTGGCACAGCGCTCCTCGCGACAGGTAACCCCATCGGGTTCATGGCATTCATGCCTGAAGCGGCTAGAGCGGGACGCCGCCTGAGTGGAACGATCGAGGACATGGTCCGCCTCGCTCCGTTCCTCAAGTACTCTGAGAACAAGCAGATCGCTGGCGTGTTGGCTGAGTACGGTCCGATCAACTCGGCTATGATGGGGATAAAGTACGAAGGCTTCAGCGCTGCTGACCAGGCCGTCATGTACGACATTGGAGCCCACATCTCACGCCAGTTCCAGTTCGACTACAGCAACCTCACCAACTTCGAGCGGTACGTCGCTAAGTCCATCTTCCCGTTCTGGACCTACTACAAGAACAACCTCGCACTCCAGGTGCAGCAGGCAGTGAAGAACCCCAAGCTGTTTGGTGTTGCCCTGAAGACCATGAACTACATCAACGATAACGGTGAGAACTACAACACTGAGCCGTGGGACAACATCCTGCCTGCGTACTTCGAGAACCTGCAGGCCTTCCAGGTCCCCGTGCCCAACGGCATTCGTAAGCAACTGGGCCTGCCAAAGGACATGCCTCTGTTCCTGAACCCGAAGATGCCTTTCCTCTCCATCAACCTGATCCCCAACGTGTGGAGCATTCTGCAGGACCCGACCAAGACCACACCGCAGAAGTTGAGGGAAGTCCTTGCTCCTGTCGCGGGTGCGTGGGGGCCGTTCTCCCCCTTCCCCATGGGCCCCGGCAGTAAGATCATGCTCGAGGCAGGTACGGGGTACAACCTGGGGATGAACAGGCCCATCGACTGGCGCCGCGTCGAGTCGGGTGATACACAGCAGGCCTACACTGAGGCGCCACCGTTCATGAAGTACCTCCCCGACCAGCTCAACAAGTACTTCGGGGTATTCAAGCACCCGGAGTCAGGGAAGATCATGATGAGCCAGACGGGTAAGTACATCGTGGAACAGATGACCACTCCGTTCATCAACAACCTCGGTTCAGCTGTACCTCTCCAGGGAGGGACAGAAGAAGATGTCAGTCGTCAGCGAGCCGACCTTGTTTCGTGGTTGACAGGCGTGCGCCTGATTCCTGCGGACGTTCTGAGGCTGAATCGGAATGCAGCCTATACGCTGCTCAACGCGCTTGAGGCCAAACAGGATAGACTGGAGTCGCAGGGTAAGTTCATGAGTGAGAAGGACCTGGAGCTACTTGCCATCGTGCGCGCAGACCTCGTCGGTATCGAGGCCACCTGGGACATGCGCGAGATGCAGGCGGAGGAGGAGAAGAATGCCCCGTGATCCTCACGCACTGATCGGCACCCTGCAGAAGGCTGGCTTCAAGGGTGAGGGCCTACGCACAGCGTTCGGCATCTCCATGCGCGAGAGCGGCGGGCGACCTGATGCCTACAACCCTAACCGCCAGACGGGTGACGACAGCTACGGCCTCTTCCAGATCAACATGCTGGGTGAGATGGGGCCAGCACGTCGTCGCCAGTTCGGGCTCAAGGACAACAAGGAGCTGCTCGATCCGCTGGTCAATGCCAAGGCTGCGTACCGCATGTCCAAGGGTGGTCAGGACTTCGGCGCATGGGGACTGGGGCCCAACGCCTATCGCTCTGGTGCTGGCATGGAGACGATCAAGAAGTACTACGATCAGTTCCCCGCGCTGCTCAAGAGCCAGAACTCACCGAAGGTTATCGCCATGTCACAGCAGGCTGCGCGTAACCAGATCAGTGCCCAGAAGGAGATCAAGGACCCCACACAGGTCGGGGCCATGTCAACCCACATCACCCAGATGTACGCAGGCCAGGACGAGATTGCTGACGAGGTGGCCACGTACATGAGTCGTCAGGCTATGGTCAACCAACGCATCCAGGAGGCTGGCCCGTCCGAGACGACGAAGAACCTCCTACGCGCGATGGGAGGTACGAGTGCTAAGATCGCTGATACCTTCGACAAGCCCATGCCACTGCCCCAGTTTCCGTCCTTCCTCTACACCCCCAAGATGCCTGCACCTGCCGAGGAGGCCGCTACCCAGCTCGAGCATGGGGGTACCCTCAAGCCTCCGATCAGCAGCAAGACTGGCAACGTGCCAGGCGTCGCGGACCCGTCCACTAGCAAGCAGATGCAGCGTGTCCTCGCGATTGCTCACGATCAGATAGGCACTCCCTACGTGTGGGCCCAGTCGTCACCAGAGAAGGGATTCGATTGCTCCGGTCTCATCGAGTACGCCTACGAGCAGGCAGGTATCCCAACCCCAGGCCGCCTTACCACATACACTATGGCCAAGCTGGGCAAGTCTGTCAAGAAGGAGAAGTACCTGCCAGGCGATTGGATCATTACCAACGGGGGCAAGCACGTGGTCATGTACGTTGGCAAGGGTAAGGTCATCGCAGCTCCCCGCACGGGTGAGCGCGTACAGTACCAGGACGTGTCTCGCTTCAAGGGCGATATCGTGGACGTGAGGAGGTTCGTGTAGTGTCTAACCTACAGGATATTCTACCACCTGGTCTTGACCCCGCGATGCTACAACAGCTCATGCAGGGCGGTGGTGGGGGTGCACCGATGCCTGGGCCTGGCCCCATCTCGGGTGGTGAAATGCTACCCAGCCCGGGTCCTCAGTCTATGCCGCAGACTGGGGGCCCACCTCCTCAGGGACCGCCGGAGGGTGGCGGCCCTCAGACCATACCTGGACCGGGTACTGCACCCGAGCAGACTGACACCGGGCTGAACCCCGGCTTCGAGGAGCGCTTCAATGCGCTGCGCATGGCTATCCGCGAGCAGGGAGGTGATCTCTACATCTTCGCCGGTCCCCGCACCAAGGAGGAGCAGGGCAAGCTGCTGCAGGAGACGGCTGCCAAGTACGGGGATATGAAGGAGGCGATGAAGCGGGTCAAGGCGCCAGGCAAGTCGACGCATGACCCAGAGTACGGCGTACCGCTAGGCATGGGGCCTGGTGCGCTGGCCGCTGACATTCGTGGCGACCTCCACCTCGCGCACAAGCTGGCTCCTCACTTCGGCCTCGTGTTTCCTAGCCAGTCTCAGCCCTGGCACATGGAGTACGCGGGGATCGACAAGATCAAGACCTAGGAGGCGGCATGAGTACACCTACCAACACGCAGGGGGTCATCGCTGACCTGTACGTGCGGATACCACGAATGTGGAAGGCAGTGTACGGCGGCCTGTTCGCTGGGCTGGTGACACTGGCCGCTCTCTTCGTCGGGGACATGACCTTCGACGACATCTCCGCAGCTCAGTGGATCGCTGTAGTCGTGGCCTTCGTCGGTGGGGCAGGCGGCACCTACGCTATTCCCAATCGCAAGTGACCAACGGTAATGGCAAGCTGGCGAACCGCGCCCTCACGGTACTCACGATCATCTCACTGGTCGGGATCGTAGCTGGCGTGGCCATTGCTGCCTTCGGTGGTACAGTCGGCGCTGTGATCGCAGTCGTCACCGGCGCTGTGGGTGGTATTGTGGCTATCGTGATGAGGACGCAGGACAAGAACCAGCAGTCTTAGTGTTGGGGTTCCACTCCCCCAACTAGGGGTCGCCTCCTCAGCCCCTAAGCAAGTGCCTGCCCTACGCCTCCTGGGTGGGCACTTGCTGTTTGCGCACACATCGAGTCGGTGTCAGGGCACGCGCGGAGCGCGCTTCAGAGCATGCTTACAGCGCTCGACAAGCATCACCTGACCATTCACGTCAAGTGACGCTTGCCGATATTACAGACGCTCTAGATTACCAGGGCTTGCACGACCAGGGCGACCAGTCCCTCCCGCTCTCTACGAAGTAGCGGTAGGCTGATCGTGCTTGGCCCCAGGCATTCGATGAGTGCCCGAATCGAGAACGGGCGTAGGATCCCATCTGGAACAGTCCGAGGTACTGACCGTTCCTAGCCCAGATGCTATGCCCCGACTCGCACCGGGACACTTCCAATGCCTGCGTACAGTACTTCGGTCCAAAGACCTTGCAGATCACCAGGCGGTTCTGTTGTGCTGTTCCAGCCCCTGCAGATGGTGCGAAGGCCATAAGCAGTATGACCGTCGCAAGACAGAGTGGGCCTGCTCTCACGTATCACCTCTTCTTCTCCAATTTCGCTAGAAGGTTTCGGACCTGCTCCACAGATGTGACGACCTCAGCTATTCCGCCTGCTCTTGAGATCTCACGAAGCACCTTCTCCTGTAGGGGAGATGGGGTGTTACCCGGTAGCTTGACCTCTAGCCCGATGAACCGACCTCGCCAGCATACGAGGAGGTCGGGTATTCCTGCCTCCTGATAGGAGTCGTCTCCATGTATTTTGAAGGAGCGGGCTCCTTGCGCTTCCAGGTAAGCCTGGATCTTTGAGACTAGTTTCCTCTCAGGCTGCATGAATTCTACCTAGGGTAGGGTGGGTACGTCGCCGACGATGACTACCTTGAGTAGCTTGTGACCTGGGTCACATAGCTCGCCGGTCTCGCCGCCCCACTTGACGTTGTTGCCTTCTGAGATGCAGAGCACGCCGGTGCCTGTGCCAAGCCCTCCGGGCTCACCACGTTCGCCACGTTCCCCTCGTTCGCCTCGTTCACCCTGTAGTCCCTGGGGGCCAATTGCCCCTGCAGGACCAGCAGGTCCCTGAGGTCCAACGCCACCACCACTACCACCGCCAGTTCCGGCAGGTCCAGCAGGACCCTGAGGTCCAGCAGGTCCTCGTTCACCAGCAGGCCCAGCGGGTCCGCGATTGGTGTTCGCCGGTAGTGCGAGCCCGAACTTGCGGATTTCCCACGGTCGACACGGCTGTTTCACCGCTACTGACCGCACGACCCCTGCTCGCAGGATACCGAACCGCTGTGTTGTCTTGCCCTGCGTCAGGCCACCGGCACGCTTCCCCTCCAGGTTCATGAGGTTCGCCTTGCCAACGCAGAACGGACCAGCCAAACGCCTGCCCTGGTCGTTCGATGCCGCACCGGCGCCTAGCACGCCGATCCCGAGCAGGATAATGATCGCCAGTGAGACGATCCCCCCGCGTTTACTCATGCCCCTCTCCTTCCATCGACGTTATCCACGCCATTGTAACATATCCTAGAGAGAGGCGAGGGATCCCCGTGCGGGTGGTGGGGGAGTACACAGGGATCCCTCTGTGAGCGAACGTCATCCTGGGGTAGATGACCTTGCAGTCCGCTCAGTTCTACAGGTCCTCGACGTCTACGTCTTCGAGATCCTCGTCTTCTTCTTCCTCTTCCTCCTCCTCGTCTTCCTCCTCCTCTTCCTCGTCGGACTCTTCGACGGGGCTAGCCTCCTCCTTGGGGAAGACGGATGCGACCTGGGAGGTGATACGGTCGTTGAACTCATTGTCCTCGACTGCTCCCCCTACGACTTTCCCGTACAGGGTCTCCGGGTCGAAGTTGACTGCCTTGCCGGCGACGTTCTTGCCCATGGCAGCGTGGATCAGGTTGCGCAGGTTCCAGAGCGCATCGGGCTTGAGCGAGGTGTTCATCCTCAGGCGCTTGCCCTTGTGCTCACCCTCGTTGATGGCGAACGTCCAGCGCAGGTACTTCGCCCCGGACCTCTCACCGGTTTCCTCTGTGCAGTCGACGATCTTGAGGATGTAGTCACCCTCGGGGACACGAACCCTACTGCCCCCACGACGGATCTCCTTGTCCACTCCGCCGAAGTCGATCCTCATCTTCTTCGCCACTACGTCTCCTCCTCCTCACCATTGATGGTCCGAATCATCTTCGAGATGTCAGGCGCATCGACCCAGGGTCCGAAGGCATTGTTGCGGTCCTTCGTATCGTACCGCTCGTTCGGTCCTGTGAGCAGACGACGCCTCGTTACCTTATTCCTCCTTTCTCCCTTCTTGACCACGACCTGGCGCGTGTGCAGGTACCCGATGGTGTCGCATGCTGCCTCGAGGTGACCCCCGATGGCGGGCGATACAGCAGGCCCCACAGTGACGGCACCCAGATCCTCATCCTCCTCATCCTCTCCGCCCTCGCGATTGACCCGCGTGAGTGCTGTGAAGAGGACGTGCATGTCCAGGTTACGGTAGTTGGTGAGCCAGTTCTTCATCAGCTTGGACACCTTACCGTAGATCTGCCTGGATGGCATGTCTGGGTCTCGCGAGGCGTCGAGCAATGCTGCCTCACCCAGCACGTAGTTCAGGAACATGTTCTGCAGCCCCGTCACCCCATCCACAGCGACTGATAGATGGTCGTGTTCACCCGACTGTAGGTACCAGTAGGTCTCGACGAACTCATCTATCGAGGCGATACGGATAGCGTGGGGGTCGAGGTCTTTCTTCGTGGACTTCGTACCCTTCTCGTCGATATCCATGAGCAGTACATCAGGAGCTGTGGCGACGAGCCGTGTCTTGCCTGCCCCTGACCTCCCATAGATAAGCATTCGCTCCCAGTCCTCGAACTCACTGGCTCGTTTGATGCGGGACTTTACCCGCTTGTTGATCGCCGAGACGTCGGCAGGCCTAGCAGTTGTAGACCTACGCGTCGAGGAGGTCCTCTTTGCCATACCTCTCGCCTTCAAACTCGTAGTTAGCCTTGACTAGCGGGGCAACATCTAGCCCCTGGAACTCTGACACACACAGGTCGTGGTAGTCGCATGAGTACTTGCAGTTGAAGAAGTACGACCTCGGTGGTACCTTCGCACGGGTCTGTATGTCCTTGATCGTGGAGTAGTACTCAGTGAGGCCCCGCTCGATGCGGGCTTCTTCGACTGGGATACGCTCGCGACGGAACCACAACTGTTCTCTACCCTTGAGATTGTTGAGCTTCTCTCGGTAGAAGTCAATCCACAACTTCCATTCGTCGCCGTGTGCCTCCTTGATAGCTCGCAGGTAAGTATAGTAGTCCGTGTCGAGCTTCTGCCTTCGCGTTACTGAGCCCGCAGGGCCTCGCGTTGAGCTCCTCATCAGCGTGTACGGTATGACCGGAGGCTTCGTTCGCCCGTAGTTGAAGACGAACCCTCGTATGTCCAGCCCCTTCTGTCGGAGGGCCCACACATACAGCAGAGCCTGTGGGGACATCATGCGCTCGTCGGGTGCAGGGATAGTCTTCACCCACTTCGCGTCCCATACCCATAGCCCACCGAACTCTAGGTCCTCGACGATGAGGTCGAGCATGCCCTTGAACCTAGCATTCCTCACCCCAGGCAGGTCTATCGTGATGATCCTCTCGATGCCTGGCTTCTTGTCGATGGTCGCTACCTCGTACCGATCCCGGTCGTCCTTCCAGAATCTGAGGTAGCTCTTGAACAGACGCTCGCACTCGTCGTCCAGCTGACCGAGGTCTTCCTTCTCCTCATCGAACATGGCCTCGAACTCTTCCGACAGGTCCTGGTGCAATTCTTCCCACGAGGACACGTCGTAGGTATTGGGGCCGAACTTGATCGAGAACTCGGGGACACCTGCCCACTGATAGTGTAGTGCCTGCTGCAGGGCGTGCATCCATGAGCCTCGATACAGAGGGAGCTTCTTCTTGACAGGTACCATCTCCTGCCCACGCTTGCCCCCGAACCATGGCGCGTAGTCGTACCGGAAGCTGTACTGCTTCTGGCACCGGCGGAACATCTTGATCCGCGACTGGTTGTAGTTCTTGATTACAGCCATCCCAGCACCAGCAAGACTATGAGAATCGGAGCCCAGATCACGAGCAATAGGCCTCCCAAGATAAGCACTCCCCGCACCATCTCCCACATACTATCCATTGTATCATACTCAGGAGTATCCCGTGATCCCGAGCCCTGCAGCATCGTCAATTCCCTGCCAGTATTGCCCCTCCTCGACGTCCGCAATGACGGGGACCGAGAAGTCGAGACCGAACGTCTTCTTGAGTGGGAGATTCTCCATCACCTCCTTGATGATTGGCATGTAGTAGTCCGTCTTGTCCTCGCGTATCTCGAACCCGATCTGGTCGTGGTTAGTCATGACCATGGCAGCCTCGTTCGGGTTCATGTACGGCTGCAGCTTCACCATGGCGAAGAGCATCATATCTGTGGCACAGCCCTGCACGGGTGAGTTGATCGCCTGTCGCTCAGCCTCCATGCGCACGACGCGGTCACCTGAGAGGACGTCTGGCAGATGCCGTACGCGCCCGAGCGGGGACGTGACATACTGCACCTCGTTGACCCTGCGCTTCACCCGCTCGTGCCACTTGAGCAGGTCGGGGTACAACTCGAAGTACTTGGCACGGAACAACTCAGCCTCACCCAGCGACACTGCTATCTGGTAGCTCTTCGCTGCGTAGTTCTGAAACTTCTTGGGGTACATACCGTAGAGGAAACCGAAGTTCACGGCCTTCGCCTGCTTGCGTTCCTCCTTACCAATATCGGCGGGTAGCTTTCCCGTCACCATCGAGGCTGTCAGGCGATGCAGATCCTCGTTTAGGAGATACGCCCTCTTCATCCGACGTTCGCCAGAGACGTGAGCCGCGATGCGCAACTCGATCTGTGAGTAGTCGGCGGAGATGAATCGCCAGCCCGGCGGGGCTCCAATTACTGAACGGACGAACGTATCTCGGGGCACTTGCTGGAGATCCCCCGATAGCCGACCAGTAACTGTACCATACAGCTTGTAGATCGTGTGCATCCGTGAGTTGAGGTCTAGCCTTGTCGCCCACGCGGCGAGGTACGTGTTCATCCACTTGAGCTGGAGGGTCCGGTACTGCAGCAAGGCGCGCACGACCGGGTGCTCGATGTACTCGATTACCGAGTCCTCGTTGGTCGACGGGTTGCCTGTCTTGGTGAACTGGACGATGTCTAGGCCGAGTCCACCTTTCGTCGGGGACGAGTATAACCACTTCGCTACCTGCTGGGTGCTGTTGAAGTTGAACTCTTCTCGCCATGATGCTGGCATGTGCTCCTTCATCTCGTCCGTGCGTTCCGTGATGAACCCCTGGAGCTCGCCTATCCTTTCCCATAGTTTGTCACGGTCGACCCACATGCCCTTCATCTCTACCTGCTGGATGACGTGGGAGGCGGGCATCAATAGCTTGGCGAAGAGGCGTAGGCTGCGGGGGTTGGCCTTCAACTCGTCGAGCAACTTCGGTCGGAGTTGATGGGTATAGCCTACGTCTGAACCATTGTAGATCGAAAGCTCCCGCAAAGGGATTTTCAGGATCTTCTCTGGCTTCAAGTCTAAGCCCTTGTAGTTGTCCGCCCCCAGGTAGGCTTGTGACAGGTAGCCAAGGTTCTTGGGCCTGTTCTCGTCTACGACGTGTGCGGCCAACATGATATCGAAGCTGTGCTCTAGGAATACCTTCCCTCCTGCCAGCTGGACGTTGTCATGCTTAGCATTCTGTCCTGTTAGCTTGAGGCCTGGCCTCTCGAGGGCAGCCTTCAAGTGCAGTAGTACCTGCTTCCACTTCTTCTTGAACGGCGACTGTGGGTGATAGAGCGGGACCACGTATGCGGTTTCACCATCCCAACTGACACCCAGTACCGTGATCGACCAGTCTGGGTGCCAGGGTGAGTAGCGATTCTCCACATCGTAGGCTATGACTGTGCCATCGGGTAGAGCATTGAGCTTGTCGATCAGTTGGCCAAGTCCCCGCCCGGTAGTAACGAGTTTCTTAGCCACAGGCACTGCGTGCAGCTCTCCACGAGTAGCTCGGGCAAAACGTCTAATGTCCTCGGAGAAAACTGTATCTTGCCCGGGATTTCGGAGAACGTATGCAGGATGAATGGTAGCCATGACGTACCGGGAAGCAAACGAAGGGTCTCGTACAGTAAGTTGAACTCCTCGCTTGTCAGGGGATGTGATTCCTGAAGTTCTAGCGACAGTGCGGAGAGCAACGTTCCCCAAGAGTAGAACGTGAGTTGGACGAACCGCTTTGACTTCTCGCTCCAGATAGCGACGGCAGGCTTCCCACTCGACTCGCTCTGGCGTACGATTATTCGGAGGTCGGCACTTGACCACGTTAGTAATGTAGCATACATCGGGTTCAAGTCCAGCATCTCGAAGTTTTCGGTCGAGAAGCTGGCCCGCTCGACCACTAAATACTTTGCCCGTGCTCTCCTCCTGGGCACCTGGCGCCTCCCCAATTAGCATGATCCTACCCGCCGGGTCCCCCCGGCCCATGACACACACCCTCTCGGTACCCTCGTGCAGCTCGCACCGGGTACAGTTGTGGTTAGCTAGGTGATCGAGGTGGGACATTGTCTACAATCTCGAAGGTCTCTACCTT